CGGTTTCTTAGTCTATAAGATTCTATATAAACTGGATAATGGAGGCGAGGGGAGTTCTTTACATGTTATTATATAAATCATTTCAAGCTTTAGGGTCTGCTTTGGGGTCTGTTCATCAAAATATTGAAGATAATACTAACGTTCTAATTCAACTGTGAACTCTATCACCTCATCACTATATTCATTTATAACGGGTTTAGAATTTAGTTCATTGACTTTATTTTTCATAAAAACTTCAAATACATCAGAATCTTTATAATCCTTGATTATAATTTCGTCACTACCTTTAAATTTTAGTGCTATAATGTTTCCTTCAGCAATTAGATTTAATGTCTGTTTTAAATTCATTTACCACTCCTTTTTTATGGTTCTTGCTGGACTCGAACCAGCGCTAACCCCGTTATGAGCGGGGGACTTTAACCAACTAAGCTAAAGAACTGTTAGGCAGCATTACTGCCGCCTATGTTTAAGACTTTTATTATAACATACTACCTTAATTAAAAACCACTCTATAAAAGAGTGGCCCTAATTTACGCAAAGGGAAGTGTGTGTTTCCTCTTGCTGGCTAAGTATAACATACTCTCTCATAATTGCAACCAAATATAAAAAAACTGAAGTAATGACTCCAGTTTTTGCACGATTTTCAGATATAATTATGCTTTTGTGATATTAACTGCTTGAGGTCCACGTTGACCTTCTTCAACATCAAATTCAACTTTTTGACCTTCATCAAGTGATTTGAATCCATCAGATTGGATTGCTGAGAAGTGAGCGAACAAATCTTTGCCTTCTTCTGAAGTGATAAAGCCAAATCCTTTATCTGCGTTAAACCATTTTACTGTTCCATTTGCCATAATATTTATTTCCTTTCGACAAAATTGTAAATCTTATTTTGCGAAAAGTGAATCTATAAAACATTTTACTCATGACAAAATCTACTTCTTCATAGTAACACTAATTATACTCAATGTCAAACTGCCTATTTATTAATAAAAACCATGTCTTGATGATATGGTTTTTATGAACTGTAAGGAAAGCAACTAATCTTTCCGTCCAGCAAGTATAACACTAAGCATAGTTAAAGTTAAACTAACTACTAATTGAAAAATAAAAAGCCACTCCGAAGAGCAGCTTAACTCTAGAAATAGGATGAAATCTCACAAACATCCCGACTATATTATAGCATAAAAAAAGCGCCCCAGTTAGGAGAGGGACGCTCGGAGTAAATTTATGAAAAATTATATATTTTTGGGTAAATATAGTATATATCTACTTCCTTAACTAGAACAAAAAGCCCTGTTTAAGGGCAGACGTTATCTTATATAGGTAAGATGAATTCATTATACTACTTTTTGTATTCGTTTTCAAATAAAAAACACCGTCACTTAGTCAAAACGATGTTCTCGGAGTTATTTATAACCTTATGTAAAAGGATAAAATTATTATACAATTTACTGTTTCCGTTGTAAAGAAAAAACGCCCTCGCTTTGGAAAAGGGCGCTTTATCTCTTCATAAACACTTAGCTATTTGTATTTGTAATTGGAATAGCATTCATGATTCCATCATTATAACAATATCAATAAAATGACGAAGTAACATTTATTAACAAAAAAAGCCCTGACCGAAGTCAGGCATAATTTTTATAATTTATTCGCATTTAATCGACGTTGTAATTCTCTAACAGAATCAGAAACTGGGCTAATTGTTCCATCTTGTGTGGTTCCAAGATGTTTTTGTAGTGCTTTAATTGTACCTTGGCCAAACAAGCCATCTTGTCCGATTCCTAAGAATCTTTGCAATGCTTTAACCACGTTTGAACCAGTCAGTGATGAATCGAACTGAGCAGCATAGATATTTTGATTAAAGGTTTGTTTGTACTGGTGACTGATTACTCCGTCTTTGCCAGCTGTATCAAAGTATTCTTGCAATCGTTTAGCTGTCGCATTACCAAATTGACCATCAATATTTAAGGTGACCATTTGAGGCTTGCTGTCAGTATTTGCTGAACTTGAACCAACAATCCGATAAAAGTGATGTGGCAATCGAGTACTCATATAAGCATCATTCGTATCAACCGCAATTCCGTTGTGAGTATAAGAGCAGTGAATGAATGAACCATTGCTCAAAAAAATACCCGTGTGTCCGTCAGAGCCAGCCGAACCTCCTGGAGTGCCTGAGATGAAGATATCGCCACGCTGCACTTCTCTACGACTGATTTCTTTGAGTTTAGTTCCTGACATTCCAAATAATGTTTCAGTATTACCCATTGAACCTGCTGACAGAAAACCACCAGCAATCATGGCAAAGAATACTGACGAGCTGCAGTCATAACTTTTTGGACCCATTCGCAAGGTCATTGAGTAAGTTACCTTACCCTTTCGTGCTTGCATCCAAGCAATCATATTTTCAATACTTGACATTATTCGCCTCCTTCTGTGAATTCGTGGTCAGAATCAGATGCCTTAACTACTTGAACACTATCTCCATTTTTTAAACTTTTAGTTAGTTCAGTTCCTTTTTTAGCTGCATGAGTGAAGTCATTATTCTTCCACCATGCCCAAAGTGCAAAAACTGTTGTGATAACTGTGCTGACAGTATTATCATCAAGTGGCAATGGATTAATACCCAATGCTGTTAGAATTTGGTTAATGATAGCTAACCAAAGCAAAACTGTACGTGTGAGTGTTCCTTTGTCGATTGCTTTCATGTTCTTTCTCCTTTAAATTATTTTAGTAATTATATATCCAATAACAGTTACGGCAAGAGTAAGCATAAATCCCCAAGCCCACTTATTATTGGCTTCCATTTTTTCTATAAGTTTTGCATTTGATTGGGCTATTAAAAGCGCTCGTTCTGCTTTATCCCGGACTGTTTCATAGTTATCCAACTTTGTTTCAATTCGAGCTAATCGTTCGAGCACTTCTCGCCATGCTTGCTCCTCCATACCCCCTGCTTTCTATTTTTCTGGCACTTCATAAGTGGACAGTTTATTTTTTGAAGCCTCAAACGCTTCTGAAATTAATTCATTCAGCTCGCTTTTTGCTTCTTCTGAATTATGAAAATCTTGAGGGTTATTAATTGTTAGCTGTGCTTCTAAAGCTCCTGTTTCATAAGCGGTAAAGCTAAGGTTAGCAACGATATTATTGTCGATAATAATGTCGGTAGTTTCTTGAGTCTGTTTGTTCTTTTTCATTTTTTCTCCTTGTTTCTAGTTTGGTAACGAATCATTAGTAAACCACATTTGTGTACCTCGTGGGTAGCCGCTACTTGTTGCCGGTCCAAACCAAGTACAAACCCCATCAATTCCAGCATCAATATGTGCACTATTATAACTTGAGGCCATATGAGCTGGTATGTTGGCTGTTGTATTAGGTCGATAGCCTAATGGAATTTCACCCACACTGAATTGTTTACCAGAAGTAAGCGATGAATTAATCGTCCCTGTCAAAATTGCAATTACCATTTCCCCGCGCCGTTCTAAACTTAAGATTAAGCCAGCGCCAATTGTTACGGAAGCAGTCTTAGAAGTTTGTCTAATTCCACCAATCACATCAATATTCCCATTAATTGTAAATGGGAAATTGGAATTAGTCGCATTTAAAACAAGCCCTGTACCAATACTATTTCTCCCATTACTGGCAATCGCTTGTAATGAAGCGACTTTGTATTGTGAATCAATGACTCCACCTTTATCAAGAGTATGCCCATAACCTGCACTGTAAAAGGTTAACCCGCCCGAATCCAAAGCCACCCCCATGCTTGTATATGAATATCCGTCTGGATAATTGGGGTCTGTCATTTTAGAAATATCCCAAGACTTAACCAATCCATCTTTTACTGCAATTCCTCCAGTAGCTCCTTTTTCAACAGTTAATGAACCAGCAGTTGCATCCCCCAAGTTCGCAGTAAGTGCGGTTAGTTTTTTCACATCAATATTTTGAGCATTGATAAGATATATGACCCAGCTTTTACCATTCCAATAATACTCAGTGTTAGGCTGAATGTTAGTTCCGTCAGAAGCATCAATTGCTGTAATTCCAGAATACTTCCATGTCAAACCTACAAATTTTGTAGTTGGCTCCTTATCAGAAACAACTTTACCAGGATTACCATTACTTCCAGCAGGACCAGTGTTTCCCATTTTACCTACTGAATAACCTGTTTCAAATGAGTTATCCGTATAATCCCAAACAGTCTTAGTCCACAGATAACTACCTGCTGCAACTGTCGGAACTGTGGAAGTCCAACCGCTAGTCGGTGCCGTTGTTCCACTTGTTGAGCCTGCATATGTAATAGTCGTAGTTTTAATACCAACACCGTCCTTACCTGCTATTCCATCATGACCGTTGTTCCCATTGGTACCCATATAGGCTACAGCATATCCAGTTTCTGTAGTGTTATCTGTATATGTCCAGATTGTGCGTGTCCATAGGAAACTCCCTTTAGGTACAGTAGGGACACTAGCTGCCCATGTACCAGTTGGAGCAGTGGTACCATTAGTGCTTGCTTGATAAGTGATAACAGTGGCTTTAATTCCCTTACCGTCTTTACCTGCTATTCCGTCTTTACCTGTTGCCCCATCTTTCCCGTCATTCCCTCGTATCAGACTCCAAGTGTAATCCGTTGGATTAGTGCTGTCAGCTTGCATAAAGTCTGTGTACTGACCGATGTAGCTTGGCCAGTCAGCAGTTGTTACTTCACTAGATGAGGGCATGTGTGGAGTGGCGGTGGTGCCTTTTTCAATTTTTAAGCAGGAATAAAATGCATTTCGGAACATGTTATTCGTAAAAATAACCACTTTGACGCTTGCAGTATTATCATCAATGCTTACATAACACTGACTTAGACCATTAGCATTATAGCTAACACCATTCCCATTAACTGTTGCTAAAACGTTCCTACTTTGGTCAAGAGTCTCTATAGTAATATATGCTCCTCCTTGGGCTAAAACACTTGCGTGGTCAGCATTGTTAATCATCACAGATGCACATAAATCCCCACCAAGACTTTTGTCGTATTTAATATCAGCAACTTTCATATACCAATCGGTGGCTTGAACTACTTGGTTGCTTGTTCCTTCCAACAAATTCAAATTCGGATAAACAGTTGTGAAACCGTCCTTTCCGTCTGCGCTGTTGGCATAGGCGGTATGAGTTATTGTCCCATCATTAACGTTACTTACGGTGAGGCTATTGCTTGCTACTATCGTCATCAGTCACCTCCGCCCAAATTTCAATAATTGGAGTGGAGATACCATAAGTCCGCCAGATTTGTTCAATCACATCACTTGCGCTTGTTGCTTCAAAGCTAACTTGTGTGATTTCTCCCCCAAGTTCAACATTGGCATAAAATGTACTTTTCATTATTGATTCACCTCGCATGTATATTGAGCTTTGACATTGATATCAGTCGCCGCAACACTAATTGTTTTACCAGTTTTATATTGATTGCCTGTACCGCCAAAATTAGCATTTAATACACCATTTTGGTCACGTTGAGACCATTTATAAGTATAGCTTGTTCCAGCTGTATCAATTTCAGCACCAGATTGAAATACTCGGCAAGTAAGTGTTGTTGTACCAGAACCATTTTTAAAAATGCTACCTGCTGTACTATCAATCGTACAAGTTAATGGGTCTGTGTAATCAAGAAGAGTACATATACCACTAACTGCAGTTCCTGCTGTACCGCCTGCTTGGTCAATGATTACCGCCTTATAACTTTGCGAGTTCGTAACAGCCGTTGGTAGAACTGTTAGTATCCCTTGAGAAGTTGTATTTGTACCAGCAGTTACATTTGGTGTTTGACCAGTTGTAGATGAAGTACATAAATGCCAGCCTAATCCAAGGTTTGAGTTATAGCCAGTTGAACCAGTTGTAGTTACAGTACCATCTGCATAACCGAAGAATATTTGCTTGTTTCCTGCAGAAAGTTGCCCTCCTTTGTATAAATCGGCATTAACTGTTAAGCTTGCAGGCATAGAATTGTAGAACGCTCCACCATTTCCAGCATAAACATTCGCAAGAACAGCTGATTTAGCAAGTTGTACAACAGTTAAATCTAAAACAGCTGAGAACGGAACGTTTAAACCTGTATTAGGGTCAACCCATAATCCAGAAGCAGTGAATCGTGATGCTGAGTTAGCAATTGGGACATTTACTTTTGTTGTCAACACACTATTTGCGCTTCCACTCATATATTGAGTATCAGTATTAGTGGTTGAAGTGATAGTTGTTGTCGTCGTTCCATCTGCTCGTGTCCAAGTAATAGTTCCTGAAATTCCACTAACAACAGAAGTTGTACTCCCTGCTTTAGTAAGGTTAAGCGTTAAAACTTGTGGAGTAGTCGCATAACTTGGTGACCATGTTTGAGCTGTTGCATCATAAGTTTGAGTAGTCACCCCACTCGCTGTGATGAAAGCGTTGAGTTGCATCCCATCTGATAAATCTGTGATTGTGATTTGCCCACTTGAGACAATTGACATATTTTATTCCTCCTATTAATTAAGTGGTTCGGCAGTGCAATCAAATGTAGCTCTCTGCCAAACATCACTATTTGTGATTGTAATTGATTTCTGACTTGTTTGATGAGCAAGATTCCAAGCGGTATCTACTGTTCCGTCAGGGTTAGTTTTAGACCATATATAAGCAAATTTTGTTCCATCACTATCAATTTCTTTATTATTTTGATAAAGTATCGCAGTGAAAGTTGTATTAATGATATTATTTTTAAATTGATAGCCATTAGATGAATCAATAACTAGATTAATCGGGCTAGTTCCATCATCCACATTAGTAATAGTCACCGACTGACTACCGACTACTTTTTCATTAACAGTAGCTTTATAAGCATAGACCGCTTTTCCATCAATTCCACTAGCGTCCACAGTAATTTCTTGAACGTTTGCTACAAGAGTTCCATCCTTGGTCCATGAATAACTGTCAGCCTTAGTTTCTGTAGAATCTGACCCAAAGTATATTCGTGCTGTCAATGTCGTTGAACCCGCACTGTTTTTAAACTGTACTCCATTAGTAGTTTCTAATTCTGACCTATAGGGAGTATTTTGGTCAACTAAATCTTTCATTCTTCCATATAAATCGGCAGAAATTTCACTTTTTAATTTAACAAAATTAGTAAAAGTAATTTTATTATTTAATGGATTAGTAAAACTTATTTCTTGTTCAGATACTCTTGCTGATAAAATTAATCCACCATCTGACTTGTCAAAAGTTGAGTCTTGGACGATTATTGTATCTCCAATATTTAGCTTTTTGTCATTTCCAAGAGCACTTGTAACAGCATTTACTGATACTATTACTTCATAAGTCATTTGAGGATAAGCATAAAGTTTAAACTGACTTACAGCATAATCCCATAAATCATCATTTGAACTTGCAGATGTTTGAATATTTTTATTAGTATATTGATCTGAAGATGTAGATAGGATTTGAGAAGGAAACATATCTCTTGATAAAGGAGCATATGCTGTATTACTACCAGCATCTTTATAAAATTCTAATTGGCCATCAGAATTATAATATTTTCCTTCTATTGATATCCAATTATATTTGTTATTTGAATCAGTAACAGTAGTTGAATTAAAAAATGTAGCTGTTCTATCACCAGTTGAGGTTATACCATCAATATTTTTACCATAATATAATGTTACATCTTTTCTTAATTGCCCAACTCCTCCAGTTTGATACAAATCTAATGTTATATTTTGAAGTGTTCCGTCATCTTTTAAATTTGTTTTAAATTGAAATTCAGCCTTAAAACTATTACAAATAGAAATTATACGAGCTAGTTTTGTTTCGGTACTATCAAAAGAGAGTATTGGATTAGATGTATCTTCATCAATAGTTGAAAAAGGATTATTACCTATTTCAACAACATTAGCTGTAATTTTAGCTGCATTTTTAAGATACCAAACAATACTATGGCGCTTCGTATTGCTATAAGCACCAACTTCTTCACTAATCAATTCCAAGTTTAGATTCTCACATTGGATTTGCATGGTGGAATGATCTTGTTGGATATTAATTATATTAAATAAATAATCTTCATCATCGTAACTAAAGCTTATATAGCTTTGTAAAGTCAACAAGGCATAATCAGGATTTACCTTATTAACAGAAAAGTCAAAAGTAGAGGTTCCCTCCGCTAAATAACGATGCCAATTATCATTAAAATAGTGAAGTGCATCTGGTAGATCATTATTGATAAAACCAATTCTTTTTAATGTTGAGTCATGAATATTTAATTGCATTATAGATACCTTTCTTTCCAAGTTACATCAATATCAGGAGGCACTGTATTATCTCCAAATGAGCAATTAACAATTGATTGACCTGGAGGAACTGAAAATGGTTCTGAACCTGTAATCATCTCATCATTAGCAATTGTAAGTCCTTCTCTTCTATATATTTTTGAACTGCTCATATTTACCACAACAACTTCACTATTACCATAATGATGATTATCTGCTGGAATAAATGTTGTAACATCTGTATTGCTATCAATTGTTTTGGTAACATCATTCTTTTGAAAATTAAACATTCTAAGCGATAGATTTGTTATATATTGTGTGTTGACATCTCTTCCTTTTAATTGCCCCATATATACAAATACTTTTGTACATTTAGTACTTCCAAGCTCTGGAATAGTAATAGGGTAATTTCCTCCTCTATTGCCAAATGTAAAATTGAAAACTCTATCTTTCTTTTGAATAGTAAAATATCCAGTTGTAGAATTAAAATATAAGTTTGGATTATGAACTTTCCCATCTCCATGACCACCATTATTTAATTCTTGTCCTCCTGGTCCAAATGTTTTCCATGTTCTGGGATGATTACCACCAATATAAAGTTGAGTTCTAAAGCTATTTCCTCTTGTATCATCTTTATATATTCCTAATCCAGCCATAAGTTTATTGTTAGAATCACAAAATAAAACTTGCATCAGCCCAGTTTGCCCCATTTTTGTTGCTTGCGCCCAAATATTAAAAGTTGAAGTAAAATTAGCTGTTCCAACATTTCCTATTTTATCAGCTGGAACATTATAGACTTGCATAGCCCCTTGCATTGACCATGTTCCACCAGACGGACGAGGACCTCCATCTTGTAATCTTAATCCATCTTTTTTAAAAACAAGATTTCCTGCAGTTAATAATTGACCATTTTGAGGGTTGCCAACATCATTAGCCACATTAAAATGTCCACTAAAATTACTATTTTGGCTTATACCAGATGGGTTTAAAAGCCATTGAGATTCTACTCTTGTTGTTTCAGTTGTTTTTGAGTCAATCAAAGTTTGATCCTGACTTCCCAATCCAACAACTCCATTTTGACCTGCAATACCTATAAATGCATTATCAGATTTATGAGTAAATTTAAACGTAGGATATACAGGAATAGTCCCTTGGTTATTAATCAAGACATCAACTGAGTTATCTGAATTAACTGTAATGGAACCATTTGTTCCTCCTGAATTATTTGAATTCAATTCTTGTGTATAGCTTGAGATAGCAACACCTGATGGTACAATAAATGTTAAAGTTCCTGTTGCCCTTAAAGAAGATATATCTTCAGAAAAAGTTGGTAACTGATCAGGCAATGCATACCAAACTTTATTTGGCTCATCACTAAAAATTAATGGTGAAGGAGTTGAAACATCTAAAACACTAGCAATTTGTTGGCGAATATTAACCCAATCTTTCGGAATACCATATTTAATGAAAGAAATTGTAATTGTTTTCGCATTACTATAATTATTAACAAATTCTTGACCATATCTTGTAGTTCCTCCTGGTCCAAGATTATTTGTCCATGTTGAGCCAAAATTTCGTTCAATTGAAGTAAATCCATCTACCACGTCGGAAATATTTTGACCATTAAAACTTATCGTAAATGTCAAATCATAATACCTCCTAATCTATTTTTTCTATTTTGGTATGAATCCTGTGTTTTTTTAATTGTTGGAGCTGCACCTTTAAAGAAACTATTTTCATCAATAATTGGTGCAGGTTGATTTTTAAGAGCTGTTGTTTGTTCTTTTGTCGCTCCAAGAACTTGAGAAAGTAGATTAACAGCTTGATTTAAAGCTAATTCCATATTTCTATTAGAATTTTTTTCATAATTATTCCCATTAATTCTTTGATTAGCTTCCGCAAGCAATTGATTTGCTCTTGCATTTTTTTCAACAGACAAAGGAATAACCATTTCTGGCTTATTCCCTTCGCCAATTTCATATAGTCCGTGGCTACTAATTAATCCACCATTTTCATAACCATGTCCATTTCCAAGGAATGATAAACTTGGGCCATAGGTTTTTTTAGCATAGTTAAGAGCAGCTAATAAGTTATCGTAACCATTAAAAATATCACCGTGACCAGGGAATTTATTGGCGTTGAAAGTTGAGGAGATTGTTTGCATCAGCCCTTTCGCAAGGTCACCAGTGATGTTGTTAATATCCCCGATATTTCCTTGTACTGCTTTTTCATTACCGCTTGACTCAGAAGCGATTTGGCGAAGCACACGGTCAATCATGTCTTGGCTAGTACTCAAGCCGTTAGCTGCAAGTGCTTCTTTAACTTGTCCAGCCCAACGTTGAACACCGGAACCAGATGGCGAACCTTGAGAACCGCCACCGTCATCTTCGTGTTTTTTCTTTAATGAACCAAGTAATTTCTTGATTGGGTCAACGATTGCATTGACAAATCCATTACCAAGAGCTGGTGCTATAGAAGTAACTAAAGGAGAACCACTAATACCTGATATAGCATTAGTCATGAAGTGAGTTAAAGTCTTAATGGGATGCTTAATCATTTCTGTTAAGCCATCCCATTTATCTTTAACCCACGAACCAATAGAACTCAACCAATCTGGAGTACCATTTTCAAAATGAGGGATAGCGTGAGCAGGAACTACTGTTTCCCCACCTTGGAAGTTAACAAGTCTGTTCCGACCTTCGAGTACATGCATTTGACCTGAATTGTCTATAACAGCTTCTTGGTAATGTTCGCCTGGTGCATCGTTAATTAATGCGACCCCTTTAGGTGCGCCTTTAGTACCGTTCGCCAGTTTAGGTATTTTACTAATTGCGTTTTTAGAACCACCGAATGTATGAATAACACCATTAATTCCGCCGATACCATTGTTTATGACACCTATAACTGAATTGATGCCATCTTTCCCAAATTGGACTAAACCATCCCACATTCCTTTCCAAAAATCACTGACTTTAGTTTTAATTGTGTTGAATGTATCCCAAATCTTAGTACCGAAACCTTCGATACCTTTTTTGATAGAATCAACCTTTTTACCAAAGATAGACTCAACATAACCCCATAAAGCACTCCATATCTTCTGAATATCCTTGCCGAGATTTCCCCATTTACCTGTAAAGAAATCAGTAAAAAGTTTTAAAACTGATTTAAAAACATCAATATATTTATTAAATACATTGCCAATCCAAGACCATGCGCTATTCCATGCATTCTTAATTCCGTTTAAAAGCGAGTTAAACACTTTAGAAAATGATTTGCCGAAGTTGTTGAAACCTTTAGAAACATCGTCCCATGTTTCCTTGAACCACTTGACAACATCTCCAGCCCATTTTGACACTGCTTTAGCTATACCATTGATGAAGTCTCGGAATTTCTTATTGTGCTTATATAGTTCTACAAATGCGGCGACTACGGCGACAATGCCTGTGATAATAAGAATAAATGGATTAGCTTTTAAAAAGTTAAAAGCAAGTTTCATCCCTGTCCCTGTTAGCTTAGCTGTTTTTAATAGACCTGTGAGAGCGAGTTGCGCTGCTTTTACTGATACTTTGGCAGTAAATGATACTGCTTTAGCGAGTCCTTTACCGGTTGTTTTTGCAAGCTTAGTCAACCCTGAGAATGTCTTAGTTATCCCTTTGACAGCAAGTTTACCAGTCCATTTAAAAGCTTTACCCACCCCTTTGGCACTCTTGCCTAATAAAGTGAGACTTTTCGTTCCTTCTTTGGAATCAACTTTTACAAAAAGACCTTTAGCAAAAGCTGGGGCTCCTGCCAAAGTTTTTACACCTTCACCTAATTTGTTTAACCCTGATAAAGCTTTAGTCGCAAAGCCAATTGCCAGTATTCCAGTTAAAACTTTAGTGATGGTTTTGCCATGTTCGGTCACAAAATCAACAATTGGTGTTAATTTTTTAACAATTTTTGGTAACTCTTGGACAGCCTGTTTTACTAGACGTTCAATGGCTTCCTGCAAAGGTTTGAGTGCCTCTTTAAACTTCTTTGTTTGAGTGGCATTCATTGTAACTGAGGAGATGGAAGATTCCGCAGAACGTTTCATCAGTTCGAAAGGATTTGACTCTTTCAACTGATCAGATGTTTCTTTGGCTGTTCCTTTGACATTATCAAATTCTTTATTGGTTTTACCCAAAGATTCAAGAACTTTTAGCGAGTTATCCTCACCGAGAGCAGACCACAAATTGGAAGCCAAAGTGGCCTCCTTTTGCTTGTCCTTCATTTTGCTCATTTCGCCAGTGATTTGCTTGAACATATCCCCAGCAGAAACTTTTCCATTTTGGTAGCCCTTGAACATTTCTTGGGTCTCTTTAGAAAATGATTTGATATTATCTGAAACACGTCCATCATTTAATGAAATTCCAAACTCTTTGGTAAAGTCTAAAAGCTTGTCTGCATTATAAGCACCGGAGTCTACCCCATTTTTGATAAGGTTCATGGTGTCTTTGATTGACAAGCCCATTTGTCCCATAACCTGAGAATACTCAGCCATGTTGTCTGAAACATCACCTGCAGTGTTATCCCCAAGCTTTTGCAAGGTCATCATGTTATCAAAGTATTCTTCATAACTGATATTCCATGCCTTAGTAGCATTTTGTGCCCCAGCAATTACTTCTGAGCTATCACTTCCAGACTGTTGACTATATGCGGAAACCAATTTGACATTCTCGGCCAACTCTTTTACATCTGCATTGGGGTTCATTTGTTTTAACTGTGTATAAGTTTCAGTTAAATCCTCAATAGATTCCCCATATCCCTGTGCATAAAGTTGGTTGATTGCCGCTATAGCTTCTTTTGACTGCTGATAGCTTCCAGTTGTTTTAGATTGTAGAGTTGTAATCTGACTTTGCTGATCATAAACCTTATCAACTAGCTTACCAATCGTGGCTAGTGTGGCAACTGAAGCGGCACCAAGAGCAATTACAGCCCCGTGTGACTTTCCAATTTTATCTTTCAGGCCCTCGAATTTCCCACCAGCCTCTGTCGCACCTTCGGATTTACCGATTTCAGTTTGCTCACCGTTTAGCTCTGCAAGTCCTTGCTTTGCCTTTGCGATAGATGCCCCTGTTTTATCTAGTGCAATTTTTTGAGCACTGATAGAGTCGGATGAAGCATTGCCCGATTTCTTCAATTTATCAAGCTGTTTAGTCTGTGCCTCATAGAGTTCTGTTTGTTTCCCTAAAGTCCGAGACAAACCTTCCTTTTGAGCCTGGAGGGCTTCTTCTTCCTTGCCCTCTGCTTTCAGTCTTTCCACATAAGCATCAGTTTCTTTAATGGATTGTTGAATTTCTTTATTAAGTGAAGTAATCCCAGATTTTTGCAACTCATAAGCTCTCTGAGACTTTTCTTGTTGCGTATTTAATGAAGCAAGTTTTGATTCTGCCTGAGTAATTTGTGTAGCATATTTTTGATAAGTTTGTTCCCCCGCCGTTGTTGAACGATTTACTTCTGACTGTTCTTGACGGAGCTTTTCAAGCAGCGTTTTTTGCTTGTCAACCGTTTCTGTTAAACCTTCATATTTTGCTTTAGAAGCCCCCACAGTGTCCCCAGCTTGTTTCATCTGAGACTCCATTTGTTTCCAACTGTTGGTGCTGTCTTTTACAGAATTTTTCAGGCTATCAATGCTTTGTACAGCGCCTGTAGTATTGACTCCGATATTTGTGGCCAAGGTACCAGCTATCTTTTCTTTAGCCATTTAATCCTCCTTTCCTCTAGAGTAATGCGTTCCATTGGGCTGCAAGTTCTTCTGCAGAAACCATTCTGTTTTCAGAGTTGGCGCTCATAACTTCCAACAAATCAACATAATCCTGTTCGTCAATTGTTGCTAAATCCCAATGTAAATTTTGAATCACATCTTTTTGAAAAAGTTGTAATTCGAGCAAGTGATTATGATTTCTAATTACTCGCTCTCTTGGGCTAAACCCTGCTCATTATTTTCTTTTGCTTTTTCAATGTCAGCATCAGAAGCTCCCATCAAGCGTGAAGAAACATAAGAAAAAATTTCAGTAACTTCTTCCATTTCCATTTCCTCAAGTTTTTCACGGGAATCCTCTTTTAATTTCATGATGTCCACAATGTAATCCACCATCTTTTCAGGAATTTGCATCACTTTTTCAAGTGCTTCTGGACCGTCAACTTCTGTATCTTCTAGTTTTGCAAGTTCGAGATGTGCTGCATAAGTCTTTTTTAAATTTTTAACAGATGCTTTGACTTCAACGGTTTTTTTAAGTTGTTTGATTTTAATTTCCATGTTTTTCTCCAATATTTTATAAATAAAAAAGCGGGATATAATAATCCCGCACTGTTTAATTATTGTCCGCTTGTACCGCTTCCACCACTTGGAGCAGAGGCAGTATATCCTCCCATAACTTCTTTTAGCATTGCTGTTTTATCGAACCCAGTATCTGCAGCATTGAAAGTTTTCATTCCTTGATTATTCCATGCCTCAAAAGCCAGTGATTGATAAGTCAATGCATCTTCAACTCGGTTTTGCGCTGCATTGTCAGTTTGAATGTTCAATGCAGTTTCAGTCATATGGCCATTACCGAATGCGTAAAAAATTGAATGTGAACGATCAATTGACTCTGACTCAAGAATCAAAGCAACTTGTGGCAAATCTTGTGATTGAACGTATCCGCCTTTGCCGTCGCTTTCTTCTCCTTTAATTTTAGCTTTAATAGCAAAAGGAAGATTGTTCCAAACTGCAGCGACTTGTGGAAATGATTTTGAACTCACTACATCAACAAGACCGTTGTCTCCAAATTTTTGAGTACCAGCAGCTGCAATATTAGTGATATTTGCCGAAGCTGTACCTAAATCTTTCGGATTTGACATATAAAGCCCATCTGTTGTTAGCCCTTTTTCTCCCGTAAGAATTTTACCTGTTGCTTTATCAATTAATCCAAGATAAGATTTTTTTAAACCTACAATTGTCATTTTATTCTCCTTTTAATTCATTAATTTCCACAATTTTTTCAACTGTGATATTTTTTTTAGTTTGTTGTTTTGTTGTATTGGTACTAACGTCTAGGTAATGCGGTTCGCTTGAAGTTGTTAGCCATCCGCTATCCTTTAGTTTTTCCATCAATTCTATTTCTGCAAGAAGCATACTTTCAGAGAGATTAAATCCGTAGAAAATTTGGATAGTAACTGCCAGAACAACGCTATTAAAGGTTCCGTCCCCATAGTTAGTAATATCTGATTTAAACTCTGTCAGTAAAACTTGAGTATTGTCTAAATCATTAATATGTTCTTTGGGAATAAAATTTTCAAATACTAACCAAGAGGGTCGGAAAGCACCTACTATTTGCGAAACTTCTTGTGTTGGCCTCATTCTGCCCCTTTCTTTTTAAGTATTTCTGAAAAAACTTCTGCTTCCGCTGAAAACATGGCGACTTGAGCTTCCATGCTATCACGATAAGTAGAAACAAAAGGGTCAGATGTAATTGCAACTTGACCCCCTTTTCTATATTTCGTTCCTTTTTTGGAATACATCGGAAACCGTGTGCCGTTTTCAATCAGATGACCTACCCTTGATTTGGTGTAATCCCAACCAACGGTAGAATTTCCATCTTTTATACCATCAATATTAGTGTTCTGAACCAAAATACTATCGGCTAGATGTGGGTTTTCCCCAGTTTTACGAATACGATAATGCTTATCTTTAGTGACTTTTTCAAGCCCTTTAGCAAATGCATTTGCCCCAGCTTTGGTTATTTTTGCTTTATCTTCAACTGTGAGGGCTGTACTGACCGCTTCTGCTTCTTCAATTAAGCTATTCATGATTTCTTCAAAATTAAATTCTTGACCCATCACGAACTCCTTTTCAACGTCAAATAGTCGTACCTGATAATGTTACTTGTTTCATCAGGCGAATAATTGACGATATCATATTGGACATTATCAATCACAGCAACCTTTAATTTTTCTACTGATGAATTGTGTCGTATGATAATCGTACGTGAGTTTTCAAGAGCAGTTCCTTGAAGTTGATATGATTGGCTCAACGTTCTTGTTTTAGAAGCAAACCAAACCGTTAATACTGGAACAAAACCGTCATAACCAGCTCCAGTATATTCATTTGTTTCAGTTTTAACATCTCCTAGTTGAACTTTTTTGTTAAAGTCAGCTAGATTAAGTTGTGCCATTCAGCACCTCCCACATTCTAGCTCTTATTTGATTAATCATAATCTGAATACCAATACCATAGCCTTCTGACAAATCTCTACTGAAATATAGACGGGTTGCAAGAGCTGAAACAGCTCTATTGTACTGGTCGGGTAAATTATCCATGATTTGCTCATCAGTAACTGAATCAGAAATAGAACCACGAATTAAGGCACTAGCATCAGAAATAAGTCTATTCATAGTTGCAATTTCATCATCGTTTGAATCAATATGATTTTCATCAAGTAATTCTTGTGCTGTAATTAGTGCCATAATTCACTCCTTATCCTGCTTGAGTCGGAACAACTGTTACTGCTTTTAGTGTACCTGTCAAGTTAACGATTAAGTCTTTACGAGCTTGTACAACGTTTTCACGCAAGAAGATACCTAATTGTTTATACCAGATATCATAAGTATCTTGGAATTGACCAGTAATTTCAGTAAGTTTAAAGTTGATTACTGCTTTTTTGAGCGGAGCAACAACGATATTTACATCCCCTGCTTTAGCTTTAGGGAACAACGTATCATCAACGATAACAACTGTTTTCCCAAGCAAAGTATAACCAGTTGCTGCGGTAACGTTTGGTTGCAACAAAGGACGACCCATTGCATCAGTAGCCATATCAAAGAGGTTATAGGCAGATTGTGACATAACAATCGAAGCAGCTGCAGAATCTTGAGGTTTGAAAGTAACGTTCAGAACTTTCTTCAAATCTCCAAGTAAGTCAGTAGAGGCAGTTTTTGTAATTCCATCAGTCAAAGCTGTAATGATAAGAGAATCATCAGTATTATCACGAAGCTCAGTCAATCGTGATTGAAGTTCAGCTTGCCAATCATAAGATGAATCAGAAATCAATTCTTGAGAGAATACATAGCCTCCTGTATATGTTTGCAAGTCCCAAAGAATAGGTGTAATAACTGGAGTTGCATTTTTAGTTGTTTGACCATACTCTGTATGAGCAGTCAATAGGTCAGTAGAGTTATTAAAAATTGGAAGCTTACCAGTTGATGTAGTTACTAATTCAGTACGAACTAATGAACCAAGCCGTGGGAATTGATGCACTTCTTTTTCTGGAGTGAGAATTGTTTCAGGAATAATTACTTTCCCGTCTTTCAAAGCAATACCTGTAACATCACGAACTTCACCAGTTTTTAAATAATCAGCAAAAGCAGTCACTTTTTTATCTGCGGTTTCGCCACCAACTTTTAATTTCATATCTTGCAATCCTCCTGCATCTCTTTTTTCGTCATCTTTGACAGTATTTTTATCTTTTTCTGCTTCTGATTTTGTTTCAGTTTTAAGTTTTTCTGGATCATCTTCTTCGTTATCTGCTGAATTTTCTTCTAATTCTGGATCAGCTAAATCAGATTCATCTCTTTTTTCTTCAATTTTTAATGCTGAAGCTTGCTCCAAAACTTCAATATTAGAGCGAATTTCTTTGATTTCATCTTCTTTTTCTTTGATTTCTGCCATTCCAGCTTTGACTTCATCAATTGTTTTGTCTTCTGACTCAGTAAAGCTTCGAATTTCAGCTTTTTTGGTATTAAGTTCAGCAGTTTTAGTCGCTAAATCTTTTTTTAATTTTTCAATTTTCATTGAGTCCTCCTAGGTAGATTTTTACCTTTTCTTTATATTTTCTCGTTCGTTCCGATAAAAAAGCGTCCATTGAACGAGTAACTTGGACGCTTGTATCATCATAAGCTGGTCTACTTACAACACTTATTTCACTCAACGTTTGAAGTTGATTAATAATTCTTATTGGACTATCTGCTCCTTGTTGCCATGAATCACCACCGTCCGCAACAGAGAATCCAAAACTCATACCTTTAAGGTTCCCAGCCTTAATATTGTTATAAACGTCATGGCCAACTGTTGTATCTGGCATATCCAAAACAAAATGCAAGCCGACTTTATCAATGCTCAACTTTAAAGTTCCTGCATCAACTCTGCCTAGCACATTGGCGTAATCATGGTTATATAAAGCTAATACATCACTTAAATCGACATTATCAAGTGCTATCGGAGCGATATATTCAATAAATGGAGCCATTGCAGTGCTAGGAGTATTGAATTTAATAGCATACCCTGCAATTTGTCCAATAAAACCAGTATTTGTAGGACTCCTCGTCTCTAACTCTGTTGAATCAAAATAACGATATTCGATATTTTCCACTAAATAATCCCCTTGCTTTCTAATAAAGTCTTTGCTTCTGTTGGCTCAATAATCCCTTCTTTTACCCAGTTCAATATATCTGCTTTAAACACAGAATTTGAATAGTCGGTAATGGGAGACATATCAACGCCAATCGATGAATCGCATTTGATTCTCAGTTCTGAAATTAAAGGCTCAATGAATCGGTTTAAAGCATTAACATAAAGGTCCTTAATTTGGTCAAGACTCGACTGTTGGTCTCCTGTTCCGTTTAAATAACTGTCAGATACTCCGAAAGCTTTGGCAATTTGAGTTCTTCCCCAATTCATTGAATTAAGGTAATTAGCAACATCGGCATTTATGGATACTGTAGAAAAATCTGCTGATTGATCCAAAACCATGACACGTCCTGAGTTATTTCCTCCGTTTGCTTTTTCGAACTCATTTCTTATAGAGTCTTTAGCTTCTGAAGATAAGGTACCTTGCGGAACTTTGACAACACTTGTAGGATTAAGCGCTCCTTTTAAAGTTGATAGAGAAAGTCTATTTGCTTCTTTCTGTTGCCCTATTTCGCTTGTAAGAGATTCTAGTGGAGAATGACCAACCAAGTTATGGAGTGTATCGACACCATAAGCCATGATTTTTACATGTATCATTTCACTAGCGTTATATTTAGCACTTGGATAATCATCAAATTGATTAACTTCGTAAGTCAATGTATCATCGGTCAAATCTATTGTTATAGCGTTACTAGGAATTAACCTCAACTCTTTCATCAAGCTATTATCACCTTTTAAAATGGCTAGAAATACATTCCCGTTAAGCAAAAGATTTAATATAGCTGTTTGCCAGAAACTAAAAGCATTTGTTAAGTGGCTTGGATTGTTTAGAACACTTGTGAACACTTGATTACCAGTAAATCTGGTACCTGCGATATCCGAGCTAATTAAACTAGTCACTGCATATAAATCGCTATTTTTTAGTGCTTCTGTTGCATCGACAAGCGAATTAGGAACAATCGAACCATTTTGAACCATAAAAGGGTAATAATTATTAGGTGTAATTGAGCTTCTGCGTTCAAAAGGGTTTAAAATACTCATGTATGTCCTCCTTTATTTGAATACATATAAGCTAGAGCAAACAACAATATCCCTGAAACAATTAGCCCTATCGGAACATTAATAATGAATACACCAACCGATACAAATAAAAAACCAACGAAAACAAGTAGCGCTGGTAAGTATGTAATTAAATTTTTCATTTTCCTCCTTAAAAACTAAAACCATTAATAAAGTAGTCGCTGATTTCTTCGTCATTCATATTTCCAAAAGGAGAATTTGTTTTCTTTTCTTCTACATTTGTAAAATCATTAAAGTAAAATTGTCCTTCATAAAGTGCATTGACAATAGCATCAGCAGCATCTATTTTTTGAGAATTGACATTTTTATCAAGCTTAATCCCATTATTATCAGAAACAGTAACTGCATTGACTAGGCCTTGAATTAACGCTTGGTCATCAAGCATTGTAATATTATGCTTAATAAACGAAGACTGTAAGAATTTAGTAGGCTCATTAAGCGACTTTATCCCTTGTCTTACTGGAATCAGAAGATATTCTTCTTTTACTTCATCCAGTCGTCTAATGAAATTTCCCGTTCCCCACTGGTCATACAAAATAGCTTTTACTTTTAACTCGTTTTTTTCTATGAAATTAAGCATCCAATTAAAAACTTCATCTTCATCAATCAGTCCAAAACGGTCTCTAGTTATAGTTGCGAACCCTTTTTCTTGAACTGCACGATAATCAATGTTATCTCTTTGTTCCTTGGCTTCAATAGAACCAGCTTTCGCAATAGGTATCCAGCTATGTTGATGCAAATGAAATTTACTTCCACTATGAGGAAATACAAAAGCTAATGAGGTATCGTCGTTTGTTTGCGAGTAGTCAAAACCAATAAAGACATCACGGCCGAAGTAATCAAACTCATCTACAATGGCATCTTGAACCAAATCTAATGGCAAATAAGCGTTCTTTTTTGCGTTCTGCCATAAGTTCATATTCTTAACGTAAAAGTCACGTATGCGCCCTTGAGAGTTTAATGAATCACGTTCGGTAATCATCCCCTCTGTAAGGTTCTTGCGCATAGACTCTATTTCCATTAATGGATTTGACTTAGGCCATGTTTCAATTAGATAAGCTTCATCTTCGCTATCTTGTTCCCATATAAGAACTAAATCTTTTTCAGAACTACTCCAATCACCAGATTCAAGCATTTTAGAATACCGCTTATAATCTTCAAACATCGGAACAGTCGGGTCAACTCCAGCTGTTGAAATAAAAAACATCTGAGCTAATGGATTATTAACCATACCAGATGTCATTGAGCTAATAAAATCACGTTGTTTTTGACCAAATAAATGATATTCATCAACGATACCAGTAGTATAATGGTCAGAATCCGCTGGGCTTCCTTGAGCAGAAAGCTTTTTCATTACCGCAGACTGCTTTTTTATCTCCATAACTTGAGAGTTATCGTTGATATCTAAAGCTTTAGCAAGCTTTTTAAATACACCATCTTTCAATTGAACCCAATTGAACCTCATATAATTAAATAAGTTATGCGTGTGAGCAATATCTATTGAACTTACTGCAAGTTGTCTATTGATTTTAGGAGAGCCAAATAAGAAATTATAGAGCGCATAAGTTGCAAGTACTTGAGTCTTACCATTTGTCCGAGCCATTGAAATAAAGATTGTTTTAAATCTCATTCCTTTTGTCTCTGGATTACGCCACCCTTGAACAGAAGCTAGAATAAACTTTTGATAAGGTGATGCTTCAAATGGTTCGCCACTCGTTACATCTTTCAGGAGTGTTGAAAATTCTACAATTTTCTTAGCTTGTTCTGAATCATAGATATAAATGAATGCATCATCTTTATCAATTCTTCTTAAGTCATCAATGTGGCGTTTACAGGCTTGTTTTATTTTTTCCCCTGAGATTATAGTTCCGTCAAGTACACCAATTGCATAAGATAAAGCTGGATCATCTGGATAACGTTCTGTTAAATCTTTATAGTTATCCATTAACCACCACCAAACTTAGAAGTCCAATCAATTTCTTCTTCATCTTCACTATCTGCTAAATTCAATAAATCGCTTCGGCTTTTAGGAGTCATCCCCAAAGAATCACAAACTGCTTTGATGTTTTTGCTCGCTCTATCAATATCTGCAACTGCTGTGTTAGATTTAATTAGTCCGTTTTCTGTGAAGTATTGTGTCCCGTTTTCTTTGATAGAATCATAGGAGTCTCTGAAAATCTGATAATTTACACATAACGATTCTATTAACGTTCTATCTAAATCATTCACAGAAAGTTGCTTGTTTAGAATTGGCACAACTCTTTGCCACATATATCGTGCTTTCCCGCCAAGGTAAGTTGGAGGGCTTTCTGATATTTTTTTAATTTCTTTAATACTCATATTTCCTCCTTTTTACTACATAACTTTTCGGGGTAAATTATCCTTGTAATCGTTGCGGTTGAGCGATTTCGTTTCAGAAAAAAAGTTTTCAAAAATCACTTTTTTTGAAAGGGAGCCACTATTGGTATACGGTATTCCTAAAAGCGATGACGGGGGGGCTATTTTTTATTTTTTAAAACTTTTTTCCACCAATCTCGCCCAACATTTTTTAATTGCTGGTCGGATAACTTATTTTCTATTGCAGTTTTTTTATTGTGCTGCGATTTAGTTAGAAGCCATAGATTGTCAGTATTATATTGTTCCATTCCTGAAAGCAATCGTCTTGGTATGATGTGGTCGGCTATCAGGTCGCCCTTATCCCATGCCTTACCTTCAATCGCATCAACATAACCATCTCTTGCCTTGACGTACTCAGATACTTTAGACCAACGTTTGTCTTGATAGAATCCATTGTGTAATTCCTTTCGCCTTGTCTGGTCATACTCTCTGTTCTGTTCAGCTTGGTTACGTTGCCCTCTTAAAGTTAGAGATGCCTTAGCTTTACTTTCTGCCCGTTGATTGATGTAATTGCCTAGGCGTTCATCGTAATGCTTCTGGCAGTAATTATGTTTAAGGGGTATCAATTCACGACACCCTACATTTGCACAGCGGTGTAACCTCATATAGTCATCCCTTCAACCAATACCAAGAAGCTGGCTAATAGTTACTCCTAAAGCTTCAGATATAGATTTTAGTTCATTAATCTTAGGAGTCCGTTTGCCATTTTCCCATGCCGATATAGTCGACTTAGCTTTACCTAACCTCTTACCAAGTTCTTCCATAGACATAGACTTTGCTTTCCTAAACTGTTTAATATTTTCGGCAAAGGTTATATCTTCCATCTTATTCCTCCAACAATAAAAGGCTGCCCACTGGACAACCTGTAATAAAATATAATAGCAAGTCAGGGAGTCGAACCCTAACAAGCTTATGAAGCAAATTCAACCTTACTTTTCCGAAATTTGTGCTTTTGCCTTTTACTTCATAATACAAGTATATCAGCAAAAACAAGGGTCGAGGTTTCGTTTTTAGGCAATTTCGATTCTTTTTTTGCCTATTTTGTCCCTCTCAAATTAAGTGAATAACAAAAGAATAGATGTCATTCCTAAATTTATAATAAGCAGCTTTAGCTTTCTTCTGTGGAACTTCAAATCCTTGAACATCCAATTCTTGCATTACTTGATACCAGTATCTGCCATTATATCCTTCACATTTTAGTCTTATTACCTCCTTTTCAACTTGAATCAAAGGTAGATACCAGATGTCGATTTGTCTTATCAATTCTCTTAATCTGATTAATTCTTCGTCATTTTCAAGTGCTTCTTTATTTAAGACGTGACTTTCAGGTTCAGAACCACCAGAATAAGCTGTACGAATGCCTAAGTTATCAACTTTTTGCTTATAAAGATATCTGCTTTCAATTGATTTTATTCTGGCTTCAAGTCTGCCATTAACGTAATCTCCAATAATTCTATCTAACTTATCTGCCATTCATCAAATTCTCCTTTTGTGGTATAATTAAGTTAGAAAACTACTTGCCGAAGCCCATTGCCGTGGGCTTTTTTGTTTACTTAATATCAATTCCAAGTTCTTTAGCCAACTCATTGATAAGAGTCGTATTATCTTCGATATTTTGCTCCAATAAAGGGATGAGTGTGCCAACATCAATCTTAACGGAACATTTTAAAACTCCTCCCAAGTTTAATTCAAGTTTTGTATCCCTAGGTATATGATTATTTTTGATATCATCTAAAACAATCTTTTGATATCTAACATCATGAATCATGTCTTGCAGTCTAGCAATTTTAGTTTGTGCTTTAGCGATTTGTTCTGAAAAATCAATAGTAATTTCTTGTAGCATATTTTTCCTCCAGTTGAGTTTAGCGAGTTCCTAGCTCAGTATGATATAATATGTGTGACCACAAAATAAAATGAAAAAGTGTTATTTTTTACATGCGAAGCTCGAACCTGGTCAATTCGGGCTTTTTTTGCGTTCAATTATCAACTTCTTTGAAAAAACTTTCAAAATCTAACCATTTATTATCCATTAAGTGACCAATTTTAGAAACCTTAGTTCCAAGTCCGCTATCTTCAACTCGAATATACCGCCCTTTAAGTTGTTCCCACGTTTCAGCACCGACAACATCTAAGATTTTAGGAATAAGTTCTGCTCCTTTTCTAGCTATAACCCTTTTCCCAGCAATTGGCTCATCAAGTGCATATCCACCAACACTTACACCAAATCCGCCACCTTTTAATGTTAGATAAACTGTGAAAATTCCATGATCTTCATATCCTAAGTGCGTACTTACTATTTCATAATTCTTAAATCCCATTCTCCACCTCAATCTATATGTTTATCAAGCCATTTTTCATGGAACACGTTCTCAGACTCGTCAAGGTCTGAGCGGTTTAAGCGTTTATCTGTAATGTAGCAACGCCGACAAAAGCGTTCTTCATGAGTGCCAAATAAATAAACTCTCCATTCCGACCACTTATGCCCGAACAGCTTACACAAAAGTTTCATTGGTTATCCTCCTCAAATACTGATTTCAAATATTCATCCGAATATGGACACCAACCTTCATCATCAGTCGTTTCTTTTTTAAGTTGTTTCCAGTTTGAAAACTGACCAATAATAGAATCGTGGTCTCCACACATCTCACAAGTAGTTTCAATTTCTCCTAATTCTTCTTCTGGAGTATCTTCTGGCATCAGATAAAGTCCTCCGTCCAAATGATTTTCAATTACCCAATATTGTTTCATTCAATCCCTCCCCACCAGTCATTGACCAGCGATATTAGTTTGTCGGTCATAACTTAACTGCTATCTTCCTATTACCTTTATCGCGCCTTGAATTAACTGGACTTGACCACCATTTAATAGTTGTAGGTTTAACATTTAGTAATTTAGCAAGTTCGTCAGCTGTTCCTTCTGCTATAAATTTTTCGCCTTTATATATTGCGTATTCAATCATCATCCCCTCCAATCGCTGCGAGTGTTGATTTATCAATAGGACACCAGAATTCAGGT